AGGGGATGATCTCCACGTTCCCGCAGAGCACCGGCTCCTGGCGGCGCAGGGTGTCGAGCCACGCCGACAGCTGGGGTTCCAGCTCCTCCGGGGTCTTCCGGCGGACGACGGCGTAGGGGAGGCCCCACCACTTCTGGGCCCACGCTTCGCACTCGTCCAGATAGGCCTGGGACTGGATCGCCCTCAGGGCGGCTCGGGCGGTGTCCTGTGCGAGGATCGTCCGGGCCTGATCGTCCAACGCAATCGCTGTCATTGTGTGTCCTCCTTTTTTTCGGCCCGCCCCGCTTCGCGTCGCGGGCTTCGGCCTGTGGGATCCCCCTTCGGGGGCTGTCCTCGGCCTTGGTGCTTCGCACCCTCCGGCAGATATCTGCCCAGCGCCTCCCGGGCGAAGGCCTCGGCCTGTTTCCTCTTCACGGACTGTTTGATCTCCTCCGCCGCGATTTTTCCCACGGCCAGCTTGTACACCCGGCAGGGCTCCGGGCAGGCGAGGCAGTCGCCGCCGCAGCCCAGTTCCAGCAGCTCGTGGATCTTCAAGCGCCGCAGCCGCTCCATGCCGTACTCGCAGGGGCTTTCGCACTCGATACAGGCCCCGAGGTTCAGCGTCCAGCGCCGCCCGTCGGCCTTCCTTTCCGGCACCTTCCGCCCCTTGTAATCCACCGCGTACCGGGCGTTGTAACAGAGCTGGCTTTCCAGTGTCTTGATACTCCGTATCTTCCGCGGGTCGGCGCAGGTGTGGCGGGGCGCGGTGACGGTGTCCGGGGCAAAGAGGTGAGTCCCGAGGTCAAAGCGGGTCGCCATCTGGCCCGGCGCGGCGCGGAGAAAATCGCGTCCCATCACCATAAAAACCACCACCGCAGGAAGGCGTAGGCCAGCACGCCCATCGCCGCTATAAGCAGCAGCACGACCTCCCAAGTTTTGTCCGCCGGGCAGACCTCCGAGGCCATCCGGCGCAGGCGGCGCTTGTAACGCAGCAGGTTGACCCCCGTCCGGGGGATGATCTCGATCCCGTGGTAGATGGCCTGGCCTGTCCACAGTTTCAGCGCCGCCCGCTGGCGGTACGCCCGCATTCGCAGCTCTGTCATGCTTTCGCCGCCCCCTTGTCATGACTCCGCGCCTTCCGCAGGTCGTCTTCCAGCCCCTCGAAAAATACGTCCATTGGGCTGACCATATAGTGGCGGCAGAACGCCTCGATCTCCCGGGCGTTGAAGTCGTTTTTCCCCTGACGCTTGTTGTACAGGGCGGTCATGGAGATCCCCATCGCCTCCGCCGCGTCGATCATCTTCTCCCCCGTCAGTGCGAGGATGAGGTCGAATCGGTCTTTATTGAACATGTCCTATTCCTCCTCCGTTGCAATTTCCGTTTCCCTGCTTTATCATTTATGGCGGCCCGCCCCGCTTCGCTTCGCGTCGCGGGCTTCGGCTCTGCGGAGCGGCTGTGCCGCTCCCTCCCTTTGGCTGGCGGCTTCCTCAGCCTTTGCAAAATTCCGCCGCACAATTTCCGGCAGCGCCTTGTAGTCCGTGTCCATCAGCACTTACACCCGCTCACGGCGGCGAATGGGCTGACCGGCAGCAGCGCTCCGGCCGCCAGAGCAATGGTAACGGCTGTATCGTCCTGTGGGGCGATCCCCGCTACCGTTCTTTCGGCCAGTCTGGCCAACATCTGGATTGTCAGATTCTCGGTGTTTCCGTCCCACTTGAGGGTTACCTCCGTGTCTTCTTCCAACAGGGCCACGGCTTCCAGCAGGGTCAATCTCGGCATACCCTTGTCCCTCCTGTTCATTTCATAGGCGAGCCTTACGCGCTCTTCTTGTCCTCCGGCTTGGCGGTGGCCGCCGCATGGGCGCACCAGCCCAGCACAAATTGCTTCTCCGGCTCCGCCAGCTTCGTGATCTCTTTCAGGATGGCTTCCTTCTCTTTGGCTGTCATGGTATCACCTCCGTTCTTTTCGTGAATAGTATAATTCACAGAATGAAAAATGTCAATAGGAATCTTCACAAAAAGAATATTTTGTGCTATAATATTTTTCGAAAGGAGGTTTTGCTTTGAAAGACCGCATCCGTGCAATCCTGAATGAGCAAAAAATCACTCAGGCCGAATTCGCCCGTCGTATTGGCATACAGCCCTCTACCATCAACATGTGGTTAAAAGGATCACGCGAACCCACTGAAGCGCTCAAACGTAACATCTGTTCCGAATTCCACATCTCCCGTGAATGGCTGGAATGCGGCACCGGGGAAATGCACCCGGAAGCCCCCGGCTGGACGGAACTCGTCTCCCGCGTCATGCTCGGCGAAAACGAATTTGCCAAGCAGACCATGGCCGCGTTCTGCGCCTTGGATGATAACCAGTGGCAGCAACTACGGGAAATTCTGGAAACGCTCAAAAAGGCGGGCCTGTAACGGCTCGCCTTTTGGTTTTTTCAGCCTCTTTTTCATTTTTTTCTTGACAAATTGCAAAACCGCGTTATAGACTATTGTAATTTTTTGAAACGAAGTGTATCATAATTGATGCAAAGTGATATTCAGCCATGAAAAGGAGGTGCCAAGCATGGCAAACGTTCAGGACGTAGCCAAGTTCTTCATCGACTTGGCACAAAAGCGCCAGAAACAGTATGCGGGCGATCTCATGACCAACCTCCGCCTGCAGAAGCTTCTTTACTTCGCCCAGGGGTGGAGCCTTGCCCGGTATGGCAGGCCGCTCTTTAACGCGCCCATCGTGGCGTGGAAGTTCGGCCCCGTCGTTCAGGAGGTTTACAGGCGTTATAACGCCAATTCC